AGGCTTGTCGTCTAAGGCTCGGAGTTCATTTAAAGTAGTATTGGTTTCAACTGATTTTTTTCGCAAATCGGCCTCAAAACCCTTATCTTCTGTTGATAACCCATTAAATCGAAACATCCATTCTGTTGAAAATGGAAAATTAGATATTTCAAGAAAGTGGATAACCATGTGCCTGAATCCGCCAAGAATATCTTTTAGCCCGCGCTCTTTTGAAAATAATTGTTTAGCGTCCTGATTTTCTGAAAGTACTGACTGAGCTTGATTTAATCGAAGTCCTATTTCCGCAGAGTCTACGCCCATAATGGCACATGTCAATGCACCCGTAAACTCCATATATTTCTGATATTCCATATCACGATTATTCGGAAGAAGTTGCAAAACTTTCGCATCACCATTGAGAAGTGGTATATTCCACTGACCATCCATCGCCTGAAAATTTGACATCCACTCGTCTTGAGCATCTTCAAGCTGTTCTTGCGTATAGCTCGAATCCTTACCCATAGCGAGTGCTATTTTAGGTATTGATCCGCGAGACAGGCCATTCGAATTAAATGTGAGAGAATTTATAAATGCAACTATTGCAAGATTTGCTTTTTCAGTTACAGAAAATCCCTGTTTATAAAAACGAATATCGTTTAATTCATTTGATAAATCATATATTAAATCTGTCTCACGAAATGCGGCGGTTATTCCACCGCCACTTGATCCATATAATAATTCTTGAATATATGAAATTTCTTCTGTAGGTGGGATATTCTCAAGTTTTGCTTTTCGTATTTCGTCACTTAATCTATTAAATCCAACACTAATGCCAACACCAATTTGCGACGTACTGCCGTAAAATCCGCCGGGTAATATTGGAAGAATCGTCGCTCCATCAAGCACCCATAACGCGGCCGCTTGTCCTTTCCTATCACGTTCTATTTCCCAACAAACTTTATCGATTAATATACGATCCCGAACATATTTTGTCATTAAATCTTTTAATGCGCCATGTTTCGGCTCTATTCCGGCGTAATCGTCCCGACGAGTTTTCACTAAAAAATTTTCAAGGAATTCTTTTTGTTTTTTTCGTTCAGAATTTAGGATTTTTTCATCGTCTTTAAGTACAAACTCCCAACCAGGAATATCTTTATTATGGGAAATACCCGAAAATTCCATCATTTGTTGAATGCGAAGGGTTATAATTGATCCAACAATTCCATTTCTACGTTCAATAAGACGAAGCAATCTATCAGGAATTTTATCGCGAGGATATACAACGTTATTCCAACTGGTATTATTCAGCCAGTCATATTGCATACCTTTTGCGACTGTTTTAAATTTACGATCAACATTATTTATAAGGGACCGCGCCTCTTTATATGCCCTGTCATAATCAAGAGACGCGGTATTAGGGGAATGAGAAGAAAAATTATTATTCTGTTGATTCTTGTTTTTCTTTCGAGACATCATTTTCTACTAGTTTGTCAATTTTTTTGGCTGTCTTTGTAGTAGAAGACTTTTGCCCCTTTGATTCCATATCTTTTAATGATACGGAGTTTATTTGCATATTATCCCCGATTGTAACGCTGTCGTCAAGAACATTTTGCGCGATAGCAAGCATTGACCACATAAAGGCGAGTATTTTTGCGGTTCCAACGGTAATCTGAAAAACTTCGTTTTTTTCTTTTGCTTTTTCCTGTTGTATTTCAAAGGCTAAATCAAAAGCTTCTTTAAATTTCATCTATTTTATTCTCCTATTTAAAAATATTTTTTATTTTATAAAAAAATTAAAAATATTGCAACTAAAAATAAACAAAAAGAATGTATAATTATAGGTTCTATTTTAATCTTCGTGATATATTATATATTCATTTATTTGACTTTCAATAAATCCTAATCCTTGTAAAGCTTGAATGATATGTCGAATAATATTTGGAAGATGTTTATCATGCACTTCATTGTCAAGATTTATTGATTCAGAAATACTTCGTGAAGTCTGGTCAAACTCATCTTTTAATTTAAGTTCTACTGAAATATCCATTATCTAAATCTCCTTTGTTAATTTCTTAAGGCAATATCATAATTTTTTTGTCTCATTGATTCATAAACTATAGGATCGCTGATTTTGAGCAGATGAGATTGTTCAAAAAATTTATCAAAAAATGGAACATATTTTAATTCACGGATAAACGATAAAAGATTTATTCCTTTTATTGGAACAACATTTGGATTTTTTTCATATGGTATTTTACGTTTTTCTTTAATTTGTAATAATAATGGTAAACCAAGAGTTTTGTCATATTCTTTTTGGTCTTTTGCCAAAAGTTCGCGTTTTCCACCAGCATAAGCGATATAATACATTTCATTAAAAAATATTTTAAACATGCCTATTTTTTCGTAATTTGCCATTTGGGGAATATTCCTTTTTTATCAAAATAATATGCCATAAATTCTGCCGTAATACGATATTTTTTTTCGTTATCTTCAATACGTTTACGAAGATCGTTATATATATAAAATAAACTAACGATACAACAAAAATTAAATATAATTAAAATTGTAATAATAAATTTCAATTCATTTATCCTCCATAAAATAATAGACAGGGCATAAAAAACCATGCCCTGTCTGCAATCAATATTACATAATTGAATCATTTACATGGATGCTGTCATAATCCGGCACCGTTTTTTTTACTGCTATTTTTTTCATTGTTTTAACTTTCTTTCCCGGTTCCGTCTTTGACATAAGAGACTTTGCATTCTGCAAAGCAACGCGGATTGATTTAAGAACTTTTTTTTCTTCAGACATTTTAATATGTAATTTTTTAATTTCGAATTGCATATTATTAATTTTAGCTTTCTGCCGCATCCTGTCATTCATGAGTTGTTTCACTGATTTTTCTGCCATGTTTTTTAACTCTCCTTATATCATTATTTTTTAATGCGCTACTCTTTTATTTTTCGTAAAAGGCGGGGTGTTGTTTTTCCGACGGTCATTTGAATTGATTCAACACATGCATTTCCCCTGTCAACAAGCTTCATTGCATCTGTGAAAACAGAAGTGCAGGCCATAGCTAATTCCATAGCATCTTTAACTTTGCTTTGTGCCCTGGTAAACATTCCTGCCGCTCGTTCACCAGACGTTTCCATTGCAATTCCATAATCAAGAATGTTTTTATAATATTTTTTTTGTTCAATTTTTTCTTCATTAAGACGTGCAATTTCTTCATTCCGTTCACGCAAGAGGGGTTCATAATGATGTTGAACTTGATTTCGTATCGCGGATACCTCGATTTTATTTTGATTCTGTAATCTTTTTATTTCAAGTTGATGATTTTCATTTATTTTTTCAATTTCTTTTTCCTGAGAATTAATCATATTTTTTAAAATTTTATCATGATTTTCTTTCAGACGTTCAGTTTCTTTCACATTAGAATCAATCATATTTTTAATAATTAAATCATGATTTTTTTTCATTTCTTCTGCCATAACATAATCTTCTTTCCGTTGTCGTTTACGACCCAAAAGAATCGCTTTTTTATGCATAATAATAATTCGATGTATCAACGTCATAAATTTTACCTTATAGAAGATTTAACATTTAATTATTTTCCTCTATTTATTATTTTGTTAGCCATAATATTTTTTTGGATTTGCTCTGATGTCAACTTATTTTTAGATTTTAAAATATCAACAATAAGAAATACAATTGCAACGACAAAAATTGAAATAGGAATTATAAATCTCATAAATACACCATCCCTTTTTAATTTATTAAAATTTTTTCAAGTTTTTGTTCTTGATATTCAATATCAAATTCTTCTTCTAATGTTTTATAACATTCATAACAAATTTCATAAAAAAATAAATCATTATAAAATGAAAGTGTTTCAGTATTAGTAATTTTAGGGATTATAATCAATTCCATTTTTTTATTGCACTTTTCGCACTGATATCGCATCGAAATATATTTTCTTCTATTTGACATCGAGTTGTTCCTTTGTCGGAATATCCGGCAAATTGGCAGGCATCAATGAATAATGAAGCATTCGCATGTTGACGCTAATCTGTTCAAGATTTTCTTTAACAATATTTTTTATTGACAAAACATAAAGCAAAACAATAAAAATAAAAATTGTATTAATAATTTTCAAATATATTTCAATCGTTGTTTTATTTTTCCTAATGAATAAATCAGTCTGAACGGCATAATCACGACAGAACATTAAAACCATTTTTTTGTAATATAAAAATAATTTTTTTAGTTCTTCTTTCGTTATAATTTGCATTTATAGTACCTTTTTTAATTAATCTGTGAAAAAGCAAGAGGGGAGGTATGCCTTCAATACAAAATCTCTTGCTCGGCCGAAACCATTGCCTTTTAATCTTTCACGCTGGATTTTAACTACAAATAAACTTAAAAAAACATTATTTATAAAACATAATCTTGTCAATAACTTTTATTATTTTTTTTTAAATTTTAAAAAAAATAATAAAAGTTATATTAAACTAACTTATCTATTTTTTTAAAAAAAATTATATTTTTTCTAACTCTAATGTTTTCAACAGGTATTCCCCGTAGCCCGATTTTCTGAGCGGCTCCGCGATGCCGCGAAGCTGTTCGCCGGTGATATACCCCATTTTGTACGCTATCTCTTCCACGCATGATATTTTAAGTCCCTGCCGGTCCTCGATCGCCTTGACGAAGAGCGCGGCGTCGATCATGGAGTCATGAGTGCCGGTGTCGAGCCAGGCGAACCCCCGGCCCATAATTTTCACCCGAAGTTTCCGGGCCGCTAGGTAGTGATTGTTGACCGCTGTTATCTCCAGTTCCCCCCGCGCCGAGGGCTTGATCGATTTGGCCACACGCACGATATCGTTGTCGTAAAAATAGAGCCCCACCACGGCGAAATTAGATTTTGGTTTGGCCGGTTTTTCCTCGATGGAAAGGACGTTACCGGCTTCGTCGAAATCGACCACGCCATATCGATTTGGATCGTTTACATAATACCCAAAAACGGTCGCTCCCGAATCGGACAAGACGGCTTCCTTCAGCAATTCAGTGATGTCGTGGCCGTAGAAGATGTTGTCTCCCAGGATAAGACACACGCGGTCGCCTCCGATAAAGTCCTCGCCCACCAGGAATGCATCGGCTAGGCCGCGTGGGAAATCCTGAACCATATACGACAGGGAAATGCCCAGTTGGCCGCCGTCCCCCAGAATCTCCTTGAAATGGGGCAGATCGACCGGGGTTGATATAATCAGAATATCACGGATGCCTGCCAGCATGAGTGTGGAGAGGGGGTAATAAATCATGGGCTTGTCATATATCGGCAAAAGTTGTTTGCATACCACACGAGTAATAGGGTAAAGCCGAGTGCCGAAGCCCCCGGCTAAAATTATTCCTTTTAACATTATTTTTTTTCCTTCTCTCTTTTATTTTTTCGTTGTTGCCTCATTATCTCACGTAATTTTTTACGCTCAATGACTTTTGCTTCGATAAGTTTTAATTTTTCTTTTGATTTTCCACCCGACAAAATAGAGGGTAAGCCGTGTGCGCGGGAAATAGGTTCCAAAGCGTACATGTGCGCCTTGATCGCATCGTCCTCTATTTCTACAGGGTCTTCTGTCGCATTCCCATTTTTATCAGTTTTTCTATGATATGTTTGCACTTCTTGTGCTGTTCTTGGACATACATCGGGGTCAATTATCCATTTTTGTGATTTAATGAAATCTATTCCTCGTTGAACGCTTCCCGGTCCTTTAACTGCACCGATAGCGCCATATCCGTGTTGCAACCATTCTTTTATTTTTGATGGTTCTGCACTGTCACAGATAACCTTTTCACCTGCATGTAATACATCAAATTCTTCATTTAATTTAATAAATTCCATATTTGTTTTTTCGGTAGAACATAATTCATTATATGTATACATCGTTCCATCTTTAAAACCAATTTTCACAATTATCTGGGGATGGACAAAACCCCAATCTTGGCCATTATATATCGCATCAAAATCTTCTTCTTTATATGTTATTTTTTCAAATGACCAGTTTGTAAAAATAATATTTCCGAACGCACCCCACTCGCCAAGACAATAAACTCGATAAAATTCATAATCAATTTCTTTGTATCCCTCCAATACGGCTCGATAATCGTCATCAATGAATTTATTATCAAGATATGTGGTTTTTAAAATATAAACTTTTGTTTTTTTTTGATAAGATTTTAAGTCAAAAAATTCTCGTTTTATCCAGTGTTTATCAGAAATAGGATTTAACAATAATGTAATTTGAAATGGAATGTTTTTTGGTTTTCCTGATTTTCCACGAAGACGAATGTTTAATTGATCGAAATCTTTTTGCGTTATTTCACTGGCCTCTTCAATTATTATATCCGTTAAAATTCCCTTTGGAAATGTTAGACTTTTAATTTTTTCAATATCATCTAAACCTTTTAAAACTGCCATATATCCAGTTGATTTAACCGTAATAGACATATCGGTCTTATTAACTTTAAAAATCTTATTTAATCCCATTTCATTGATAAGTTGAACCATCAACGCGTAGGTACTAGATTTATTTGTAGCCGCTACTTTCCTCGCAATAAGGTAATTGTGCCCTGGTTCCGCAATAAGTTTATAAATGGCTTCTTGAAAGGCTTCGTAAGATTTTCCCGATCCTCCGCCGCCGACAGATATACGAATACGGCTTTTATTTTCAAAAAAATCCCAAAAAACAGGATTAAGGAGATTATAAAACTCATCAAAATCTACAAACATTTAAGATTCTTTTTCTATTTCATTTTTTTCTTCGTTAGGCCGTCGAGCAGGACGAACGATAATTTCACCTGTTAATTCAGATTTATCTTGCATCATTTCAAGAACTTTTAATAAGTCTGAAAGTGCAGCGGTTTTTGAATGCATTCGAACTTTTGAAATTTTTTCAGGGCCATATTTTGTTTCCCGTTCGATAGTATCAATTGATTGAATGGCGCGAGTATCAGCCTCCGAAAATGGTTTTATTTTCAGTGTTTCACCATCGAAATCGGCAATATCTTTTATATCAGCATTAGCGAGTGCCAAAAGATTTTTAAACGTTGTTCCGATTTCTTTTTTTTTCTCATTCCAAAGATCATCAAAAATTTCTTGGATTGCTTCGGCGGTTTTAGTATCTTTTAGCAGTTTTGCTCCATTTTGACCACATGTAGAATATTTGGCTGTTGGATATGCTTTTTTATATGCTAGTGTTGCATTTTGTAATTCTATATAAGCCAAAATAAATTCTTTATGTTTTTGGTTTTTAATTTCATCAAATTTTTTTCCCATCGGTATTTTCTCCATATACGACATGTTCATGTTTATTTTTAAGATACAATCCTTCAATTATTTTTATAATATAATTTGGCAATACTATTTTATTTTTTGAGATTACATGAAGTAATTCTCCAATTAACATATTTTTAATTTCGATTTCTTTATTAAGTAATGTAATTTTTTCGAATGATTTTTTCACCAGCAAACCTCTATATATGTTCTGGCATTATGTGGAGTATAAAATTTAAAGAGTGTTCCGCCATATACTTGGTTATCATCATCAAAAATTATTTTTGAAAAACAATCCATGACCCATTTATCCGCATTATCTCTATCGATTTTCTTACAATAAGGGTAGTCTTCGTTTTTAATTAAATCAAGTAATTTTTTTGTTTT